GATCAAGCGAAACCTCAGCGTTCTCAATACCTTCAAAACACATCGCAAGAGAAGCACCGCTCAAAACAAGATTATTCATGGCAAAAGCGTTATTTTTTAAGCTGAAAGAAGAGGTTTCAACAGAACCTTGAATCTGCCCTGACGATGTGCTAACGCTATCAGCTGCTTGTGCCGCTCCGGATTCAACACTTGTAAAGCACTCACTAGCGTTCGACCTAACAGTACTGAAAACGCCTGACGCTTCATCAAACGCTGTAATGTTAAACTCAACGTTCGCACTCATAACCCATCAAGTTTCCGAATAAATTTGATACCTTCCAGCAACAACTGGATTTGAAGACGACTAAGCCCGCCTGCCCTCTGCAGGTCATAAGCCTGGTAATAGTGGCAGATCAGGATGATGCTTTGAAGTTCGCTGCTGCTATCGAGCCAGGCTTGGACGTCTTCCGCTGAGGCAAAAAACTTGCATTCAAAACTGTCTCCTGCAAGACACGGCTAACATCATAAGGTAGGGCGCGAAGCTTATCGAGCGTAACCTCAGAATCGGCTGCATTCATAGAGCGGAAAAGCGCCTGCAAATTTCTTTCATGAGCATCATCTGGGTACTTCTTAGCTATCTCGCTAATGTCAGCCTGAGTTAATAGCACATAGCGAACCTCGCCAAGCCCCTCAACAAAAATGCTCCGCAAATCCTTAGCCTGCCGCAACACATCATTAATGTTGAACTTGCCGAGACGTTCTCTAAGCTTAGATTCGTACTCTTGGGCTTGACGCTGCAAACGCTCAAAACCTTCTCGATCAAACTTTTCCTCTTCAACTTTGTCTTCACTCATCTTTTTAACCTCAATTAATTGTTATTTTAAGAAAACAAGCAAAAAACTAAGAAAATAATGGGCTTTAGGTGAACGAACCAACTGCACTTAAGATTCCTTTGGCGGCGAAGCTGTTGCTGACGGCGCTTTTCTGATCCCATTTTAGGTCAAGCTTTGTTATTATGCAGCCTGTGAAAGTGTACTTGGGTTTGCCTGTAGTTGTGCCGTTTGGTCCTATGATTATTGTAACCGCTGTTCCAGGAGTTTGCGCTGCGGTAATTATTGCATTGTCTGTGAAGAGTTGCTCGGCTTTGATTTCGCAGTGCTGACCTGTAGCAGCCAACAATGCAGGCGTAATCTGCCCGTTACAGACAAACTCTTCTACAGTGTCATTCGTTATGCCAAAGCTTGCGTTCCTCAAATTAGCCACTGCTGCCCCAGTAACCTGGACAACGCCGTTCATGCCAACGCCAAGAAAATTACTACTCATACCTCACATTCACCTCCATAATGGTTCATCCAAAGTAAGCGTTACGTAACTGCACCAAAGCAGATTCCACTTCACGCGGGAACTCTTGCTGATGTTGCTGCAGAGCATTAGTCATAAACAACCTGGCAGCCATACGTCTAGTTCCAAATTCTACGTAGCCCGCATAAGGGGCATTTGCGTAAAACGTAATTTGAAAATTATTCTCTTGACGGACTCCCATAGAAGATTTTAGAAAGCCTGTGCGTACTGGAACAAGAGTATTACTTGTGTCTAAGACTCGTTCAGCAATTCGCATCAAAGCGGCGCCAACAGCTTCAGGGTACTGTTGCATCAAACTTTCCAAAGCACTCAGAAGAGTTTCGTTTATGGCTATTTGGATGCTAACGCTCAACTCTTTTAGGCCTCCGTCTTCTGCCCAAACAATAAAGTGTCCAACCTATCAGAAAAAACGCTACAGCAACAGGAAAAAGCAGAAACCTAAGTTTTCGTTTTTTCAAGCGGGTAGCACCTCAAAATTTCCGACGACAACCTTGAAGCTCTCCCGCTGAAGCATCGGCAACTCACCACGTACATACTCTCCTTCAACCTTCATTTGGTCAGCTCCAGGCAAAAGATTCCAATTCTGATGAATCAATGTTTTAACATATTTGCGAATTTTTTCACGAATCGCGATTGTTGCGTCCGTTCCTCCCAAAGGCGCCGTATGCAAAATGACATCAACCACAACGGTTTCAGCAACCCATTTAGTTTCCCGACTAAGGTGCTCTTCGCTCACTGGATTCTGAGGATTGTAAGTTGAAATAATGGCTTTTTGGCTGATTTGCTCAATAGAGTTCATGGTTTCAAATTTGTCATGACTCCACGCAACATCAACTAATTGAAGACCTATACTAGTGCTGTCCCAATTTTCCTGCAACAAATTACTAATTTTCTCAGTAAAAGTGTCACTAGGTGGCGAGCTCATCAAAAAGCACCTTCTCTACCAATCTGATCTTGCATCTTTACGCCGGATTACGCTTTCACCAAGCTTCGCTCTTGCCGAAGCCACGGGCAATGTAACATTTTGCAAGTTAGCTTTAGCATCGGCTTGATAATTGGTTATAGCAGTCTTGATAGCTGAAGCATAAGGGCTGCTTCTTGATACTCTCAAGTCTCCAAGAAAATAATCAAAAGCACCTACCAAACTGCCGCCCACAACTGCTACTAAAACGCCTAAACAAGCAATATCTAAAGCAGCTAACTGAGCACTAACCCAGCGAAGATCGGAGTCCTGAAGGTTAGGAACAAGCGAATACAAGTATTTGTTCGCATGATCAACATAAGCCTGAACGCTATCACTTGAAACCGAAAGCCCATAAACTAGATAATTATGGCTGCTATCAGGTCCTGTAGCGTTTAAGTGAGTTATCACTTCACTTTGTGAAGTAAAAGTTGGATAAGACAAACAATAGCCTCCAAATCGTAAATTAATTTGATTTTTGTCCGCTTCTCTAGGCCAGACCGCTAAAGCGGACCAGCGGCTTTAACCTAGCAAAAAAACAAACTCTTGGAAGTTTAACTTGTTGCAAAACCAGTAGTTTTGCAGATGCAAAAGCCGTTAGCAACGTATGGTGTTTTTCTGTAGCTTGTGAAGGGTATGATTTTGCGTAGGCGTTTCTGAATGTCAATGTCTGTGGTGATTTCTTGTTTTGTTACCATGAAACCCATTGGGGCATAGTTGTTGTTGGGGTTTTGGCCATCGCTTACGCCGTAGACTGTTCCTGCTGGAATAAGATTGCTAACTAGTAGGGTCCAAATGCCCAGCTTTTGTTCAACCTCATTAGTTAATGGGTTAGTGACTTCTCGGAATAGGTTGGGGTAAGGCAGGTTTCTTAGTGATTCTTCTTGCAGTGGGTTGCATGCTATGTACTTCATTAGGAAGTTGTGTTGTTTTATGAGTCGGTTCATTTTGTTTAGGTCTTCTAAGCCTACGCCGCCAGTGACTGTTATTTCTGTGCCTGTTACGCTGATTGTTTTGCCGGTTCCTGCAAAGCTCATTCCGTTCGCTTGGCCTGCTGCGTCAATTGCTGTGAAGCTGTCTAGTTCTATTTGGTACATTGTGCGGAAAGCTAAACGCATCATCTGCGTGTCCACAACACCTAGCTCAAAGTCAGTAATCATCTCGATTGGGATTTCAACCTCTTCGCCGTAGGTTTCGGGAGTGATGCTGACGCTGGATAGCGGGGTGAAGTCCATGGCTGCTGGAGCTGAGATGCCCTTTCTTTGTATGCCGATTGCTACGTTGCCTGCTTCTTTAACGTACGTTCTAGTTCTTCCTTTTATGATTGGGTCTGGCACAAACAGCTTGGCAAGGATCATTGCGTTGGTTGCCATCTGCAGAATCTTTTGGTGTAGTTCTGGATATTGAATCGCTGGACTGTCGTCCATACTTACTTGGTCTGGAGCAAAACTCATGTTTTTCTTTTCTCCTTGTTTTTTGATTTAAATTAGAGGATTATGATTGCTTGGTTGCCGTCTGTGGCGCCGGTGTCGCATATTGCTTTTCTTGGCACTGCATTGTTGAGGGCTGCTGCAACTTTTGTGTCGTCTTCTGAACCTGATGTTTCTATGCTTGCTGCTGTGAATGCTGCAAAGGTTTGTACTTTGCCTCCTGCCGCTGAAACTACGACGTCGCCTGCGTTTATGGTGCCGCTTGCTGTAGCGCGGACTTTCGCTGGCCCACGGATTACAGTAACAATTTTGCCTAAGGCACCGCCAACTTTAACGATTCCAACAAAGTTTTGTATGCCCGTTGTAGCCTTGACAGTTCCGTTAGCGCTGACGTAGACCGCTTGACCAGCAGTTAAATTTTCGCCAGCTACAAAGGATAAGTCAGAGGGTGATGGTTGCTGAACTAAGGGACCAGAATTTTCAAAAGACATTTTACTCCATGCCTCCTTGAGCTAGCTGAGCGTCAAAAGTTCGCTTCTTCTGTGCGGCTGCGGCTAACTCCTTAAAGTAAGAGGGTACCGCGACCAGACCTGGCTGCAATTTCTGAGGTCCCAAGTGTTCATTCAATGCACCTACTGCACCTTTGCCTGCTGGACGTTGCTTTAGGGCTTGTCTTATGGTTTCGTCAACTTTGGCGGCGATTGCTGCTGTTTCCAATTTGACTGCTTCTCGTGCCGCTGCTACTGCTTTGTTTACTGCTTCGGCACAAGATTTATTGCATGCTTCTGTGAGGTTTTTTGCGTGTTCTTCAATTATTGCTTTTATGGCTTCTGCATCTAAGGGAGATGCTGGATCTTCTTGTTTTGCACTCATTTTCTTATTCTCCGGATTTTTCTTTTCCTTATTTTTGTGCTGATCAACTTCAGCACTAAAGTGGTTAGCTTCACCAGCTTTTTTGCTGGCAAAGTGTTCCTGTGACGTACAACTAAGGCAATTAAGCGTCAATGCACCCGCACAAAAACCGCAAGACCCCCTTTCCCGTGCCTTTAACGCTTGGCTGATCACTTTTTGCTGATTAGCATTCATGGCTGCAGCGAAACCAACTGGTTTAAACTTCGTATGCTCATATGCGCCTCGAGAAACAATACTTAACTCAATCATGCGAGGTCTACGCATTATCTCCCATGCGCCGCGGCAAATATGCACTAAATTCATTTTGTCATCGCGAGAAAGAGAGCCACATAAGCTACAGTGAGCTTCTCCAAGGACACGTGGACTAACGCTGCTTACGTATTCACGTTCAATTTTTGAGAGAAACTCATCATCGCCACTAACTTCACCCTCAAACAGTACAACTGTTCTGCCATCCGGCGAAAGGTTAGGGTTATGCAAAATGTTGATTACGCCTTTAACGTCTTCAACGCGGTCACCATGGTCCACACGTATCTGAGCGTTTTGGCTAAAGGCAACAAAGTAGGGCAACTCCTCTTCGGGCACTTGCCACATGTTATCGTTCACTGTATCGTCGATTGCTTGGCCTTCAATAAGCAAAACTTTGCTGTCGGCACTGCGCTTGAATTTAACGGGTACATTAAAGTCTAGTAGCATGTTGGGTTTTGATTCACTCGTAAGAATACCTCAATAATTACGATTTACTGCTAAACTTGCGGTCTGGCTGCTCTTCGTCAGTGGCTGTTTTGCTTATGGCGCTCTTGGGCATGCCTTGATTATACTGTTGAATAGTCACCAGGTTACCCCATACCTTTTCTGGCATACCTAATTGTGTACGCGCTTCTTTGTCACCCATTAACCCAGCTTCAAACAACGCGATTGTTGAGGTAACTTTTTGGTCTGCGGATGGCTCCCAAATCGGGCGCCACTTAATCTTAGGAATCTTGTCCGGAGTAATCAAAGAACCAGGGAAATCTCCTTGCAAAATAGCTGGAAACAACTCAGTTTCATAAGTGTACTTAATGTGTTCCTGGCGCATCCTCAAACGGGTAACAAATTCCTGCATTACAATGTCCGCTGTTGCACGGTTAGTGCCCTCGCTTTGGCCAAGGAATATTTTTGGGACGCCTAACTGAGCCTCGCGCTGCGTCAACAGATAGTTAAGCCACCATTCAACTCGCAGACTGCGTGTCATGCTGTCTATAGGAATCGGTGTAACGTCATGCTTGAAGGCAAGGTCAGTTCCTTGTTGGCGCTCACCCATTTCATTAATAAAATTTTGGAGCTTTGTGTCAGACCACTCTGCCTTTTCTGTGCCACATTGGTAAGCCAAGATTGGTTTTGTATAGATTTTCATAATAACGGCCATGTCATGTTGGAAATCGTCTGTGAGCGCTTGAATCAGTAGAGTGCTTCTTAGCAAGCTTTGGCCATATGCGCTGTTGTAGCGGCCTGATCCCTGATTATGAAGTGTGCGCAAAATGTCCTGAGGCTCAAAAACTGCGGGTGGAACCGATAGTAACTGGATGTAGCCGAAAACGTTCATGTAGGCATCGCGGCGAATTCTCACATAAAGAGGATCCAGCGGCTTTAGCCACTCTACCCGTTGATTGTCTTCGTCACGGCAAAGTTCTGTTACGCTAAAACCATTAACTAAAGCATTGTTTTCTTGGATACGTGCTACCGCGGGAATATTGTGTGAATCAAGCCACTCACTAATGTAATCATTGAATGTTGGGTTGCCGCCTTCCAACTCTAGCCAGTTGCTAACAGTCAAATTGACGCGTACATCAACTGAGGCTCCAACATATGGGTTATACTCATAAAGCGCCTGCAGCTTAGGCAAATCATCAACAGGAGTAATACCCCAAATTCTATCATACAAACTGCTGTAAGGGGGAGTAACAAAACCTATCCCTGCGCTCTTAAGCGTGTACTTGTTGAGGTATTCCTGAAGGATTGCATCGCTTTGTGTTCTAAACGGAATTTCTTGTTCAATCTGCTCTTTTGCCGTTTCCGGTGACACGTTACGCATGGGGTTAGGCATAGAATCATTGTGAACCGATTGAGCGGTTGGTTTGCTTCCTTTAGCAAACGTTTTTGCATCTGCAAACCAGAACGAGAAGAAACACTCCCTGACCCCTGGTGGAGAAGACACGGCAGATTCTAGTCAAGTCGAAAGCAAAAATTAGAAGCGTGATAGCGGACAGTCAATACAGCGACCAAAAACTCAGAAATGCAGTTGCTCAAGCGGTGGTTCCGTATCCGTCAAACCAGAAACGTGGTGTTAAGGATGTGTTGCGGGTGGATAAGAAGTTTAGAACTTATGGGCCCGATGAACCCAGGAGAGAGTATCATAAGCGGCCTTCTGTTGAGGCAGTTTACAGTTTTCTGAAAACTCAGTACAGTATGGCCACCAATAAAGTTAGAGGCTTATCTAATGTTGTCTGCTACGCACTCTACAGCATACTTTGCTTAGTCTTAAACAGGGAAGCAGCTCAAAATATTGGAAGAGTGGACAAAGCAGTTTCACCAACCTACTTCAACACGTAACGTTGGGACAAGGCAAGCTTGCAGAACGCTATTCCAGTATTCTTTAACGAAAACTCACGTATATTATTGTTACTGGAATGCAAACGGCTTAAAGTACGCCATGTTAAACAGGTAAAACCGCCTTCATCTTAAATTATTTTAGCAAGAAAAGAAGCCTTTAGAGCAAATAAAACCAAGAAATAAAACGTAATTATCTGGAAAAGAAAAAAAATTTAATTTTCCAGTAACAATCTTACATGTGTGTTTTTTTTGTCAGACTCAAAATAGTCAATTAAGAGAAAACTATGCAGATACAATCCTTTGTGTCACTCGAATGCCGTATAAATGTATTAAGGTTTGACAGACAAATTTTTGACAGGTGTGATAGATCCAAGTGGATTCCAGCAGTATCCAGCGCGATTGAGCTTAGCTGTAAACAAAGTAGGCGGCTTGGAAAATGTTGTTTGATATTTGTTTTTTCAGCTTGGTGTGGCTTTGGGACATAAGTGATTAGTCTTTGGATATGAGGATGTATGCGCGCCTGCCTAGGTATTCTTTTGGGCAGTCTAGTTTCGCGCCTGTCCCAAATTTGGTCACTCGCTTTTCAATGATCGCCTCTATCTCGTCTTCAAATTTGAAAACTCGCTTTGTCACTTCTATTTTCCTCATGAAACCACTACATATATATAGATATACATAAATATATATGTTACTTCGTTTCATAAAGACCATCATGATAACCAACAGACAATTAGAAGAATTCAAAAAAGAACTCGCCACGATCATCGACATATACAAACAGGAGTTCTCAGAGCAAAAACCAACAGACTACAAAACCTATGAAACACAATGGGCAAACAGACTGAGAACCGCCCTAAAAGAAGTAAAAAACGTAATAGACCAAGCAGATAACAGCATAAGAATAAGGCCGTCAAATTTCCAAGGCCGTTCCCTTTGGATTTTATCGCCACCATAACTTAGATGCATGATGTAAAAGTAGTCTTTATGCTCAGACGAAAGCAACTCCCCAAAAGTCCTGCCTTCCACAATTTCACCAACCACAATAAAATTCTTACGCGATTTAAGACTTTCTCAAAAACAAGGGACTACTGTTACAAACAAAAAAATCGAGTTTTCTTTAGAGAATTTTCAACGACACTATCTATCAAATAAAGTGCGTAGATCCAAACTATGTAGATTTATCTTAATCGGCATTAAGCGCTAATCCAAAAATAATCTTAGTCAAACACTATTCCGATAAAGCTTTAAATTATGCTTAAATCAGAGAAAGGTTGCGAACCAGCTTCAATGCCGTTGATTTCATCTGTGCCGGGGTCTCCTAGCCAGGCAGGGAGCAAGCCTGGAGATGTTTGCCTTAGGCAAGCACCAAGCAGCTTGTGGCCTCTCGGGGCCTCGGGGGTTCAAATCCCCCTCCCGGCGCTTTTTTCAAATTAGCCTTGCTGCAGGGGTTATTTTTTAACTTTAGTGCTCAATTTTATTCTAAAGCTCTGCTATACGAATCGGTCAGCGTCTAAATAATACACGATCAACTCGAATGCCTTTAACATAAGATGCAGGGGTACATTCTACAGTTTACAGTTTGCAAAGTGCTTTCAAAAAGCAATTAAAAAAAGGAGAATAGTAGCTATAACTTTCTCTAGCTCAAAACGTGCCCAAGTACGTTTTTTGGGTTTGTTGAGGCTTGGGCTTGCGGCGGCGTCTATACCAAACAAGGAGTATGAGGATCAACACTATGATGATAACAGCGATCAGTATGAGCCAGTTAACTGCACTGAAAACGAATGCTGTTTTAGTTGCCGTAAGTGTTAACGCTGGAGATGCGGAAGGCGTGGACGATGCAGTTGGAGTTGGTGTAGGTGTTGGAGTTGGAGTTGCTATTGGAGTTGGATTCACAGTTAGAGTTGGAGTTGGTGTAGGTGTTGAAGTAGGTGTAGGTGTTGAAGTAGGATTCACAGTGGCCGAAGCCGTGACAGCCGCAGCAGTAGACTGAGCCGAAGTCACACCTGAACTGTCAGTAACCGTCACAGTAATCGAGTAAGAGCCCGAGGAAGCAGGAGAATAACTAAACGTTGACGCAGTCGCACCAGACTGAGGAGACCCATCCACATACCACTGATAACCTGTGTAAGTACCTGTACCGCCACTAGGAACAGCCGAAAACGTCTGAGACTGCCCAACATCCAAAGTAGCCGACGTAGGCGAAATAGACACGGCGAGAGTTGAAGAACCACCCAATGCATAAACGTTGCCGTTCTCGGAGCCTATGTAGACTACACCGCCGTCAACAGCAGGAGACGAATCAACTCCGTTACCAGTGGTATAACTCCACAGTTGTTTACCGTTAGCAGCATTTAAAGCGTAAACGTTACCGTCCCACGAGCCTATGTAGACCACGCCACCAACAACAGCAGGAGACGAAGAGACCGGTCCGTCGGTGGTGTAAGCCCAGAGTTGGTTACCGCTAGCTGTGTTCAAAGCGTAAACGTTACCGTCCTCTGATCCAAAATAGACCACGCCACCAACAACAGCAGGAGACGAAAAAACACCGACAAGATTTCTACAATAATGACCTTTTTACTGGGAATGACAGGATACACCATATGAAGGAAAGCATGAAAAAATCCAAATTCAACAGTAAACAACAATGAAACAAGACCCACAATTAAGAAAACGGTCCCTTCGATTAACCAATCCGTGTGCCTACCAATACTATGCATAGCAGCCTTACGTTGTTTGGCAAATTAAAATTTTATCCAACATACACTTTGACGGGCACGTGTTCGTCTGTTTTTTGGTTTATACTTGCATGTCTGTAGAAAAAGGCTAAACACGGTTCAGCTCAGAATGTATGTCTTAAGTCAGGGGTGAAGTCGGTACTACTCAATAGGATACCACTCAATAGGATAATAGCATAAGACGTACATTTCAATAAGACGTACATTTCTTCAGGAAAAAGAGAACGATTCAAAGTAGGTAGAAATTAAACAATTCAAATTTGCCTCCAAATCAAAAAATAAGAGTCATGACCATTTTACACCAATTTCGGGACAAGCCAACGCGCTGAATACCGTTTAATTATAATTAAAAAGTCTTAGAAACTGTCTAAGAATTACAAGAAATTATAGGATTCCAGCGAGCGCGCCCGCTACTGTTGAAGCTATAAAAAGCACAATAATGCCGATAACTAAGATTTTTTTAGTTGAAGACTTCATTTGATACGGTGTCTCCCTGAGGTCTCTTGCCAAAATATACGCCGCATTTGAATTTGGGCTTTATGAATTCAGAATGCAGATTGCGGGGTTTTGGTTTTTTTATTAAATTTTAATCCCACACACACTTTGAATTAAAATTTTACGGAAAACTTTTGATTCGAAAACTTACACAACAAACTTACGGTGTCAGACACAGAAAATTTTAAAAGGGAAGACAAGCTTATTAGCGTATACATATTCTCCAAGCGGTGGAGCGCTTGAAAAGACTTTTGATTTTTGAAAACAGAAGAAACCATCTACAAGTCTTATCTGACATTCTTGAGCTATGTAAAATGCCTCAGGCAAAAACCTACATTTTACGCAAAACAAACACAAATTTCAAGTTGCTTGAGAGCTACTTGATACAACTTCAAACATCATATCTTCTGGAAATGCAACCTGAAACACAAAGATCCTTCACAACCAAAGAGGGACAAGAATTTATTGAAGCATGGATAAAGCTTAAAACAATACTTTACCCCCAAGAATTTCCCTTCCTCACCAACAATAAAAAATGCACTAAACACAACAATCAGTTCATCGCAATACCGACTAATAATGCCAATTACTTGACCGATTAAAAAAGAAAAAAGCTTACTTCATTTTCATAGTTTCATGAATGGGTGAGCGTTAAGCATAAATTGTTGATGGTTGCCAGGATTGGAGGGTTTTTTGGTGCTGCCCCTTGACTGCGTCGTATACTTTTTTGGTGGTGTAGCCTGAGAAACTTAACAGATTAGCGGTTGAAGCATAAAGCATTAGCAGGTATTTTTTCGCGTCTGGGGTTACGCCTTTCTCGATAAGCTGCATAGCTTTTACTCTGCGTTCATACCGTTTGTCTTCAGAGTGTGTGAAAAGGAATTTCACGTTGTTGCCCGCATGAACTTTCACGCCTTGCTTAATTAATTGCTGGGCTACGATGACTTGGCTAACATGCTGTTTATAGTTTTTTGGCTGTTTAGACATATGCTTAGTAACTATCAAATCGGATATGGGGACTTCGCCATTAAGTAACCGTTGCCTGTAAGCTTTTAAAACGTTTAATGCCTTAGGAATTTTCCATTGAAGTTCTAATGAATTATTCGCCGAAGCTAATACGTTGATCATTTCGGTTTGGGCATCAAAAATAAACCCTGGAGTATCCCTGCGCCGCACTTCTAAGCCCCTAATCTTAACATTACCGTTCTCCATGACTCCGAAATAACGGTTTAAAACACTCAATCGCGGATGCAGTTTGGAAGGCAGAAAAGCTACCCATTTGTAGCGTCCCTCAAAGTTTATGGGAACACCTATCTCCTTAGTAATTACTCGGCATAAGTCATTGTACTCTTCTATGGTCGCGTCTTTCTTTTTGAGCCACAACGAATCGACAATACCGTGAACAACCTCAAAACCTTGATCTTCAGCAATGTGCGCTGCCTTAAGAAAAGCTTCTCTGCCAAAAGCGCAAACGCCAATGTGGCCGTCAACGGTGCCGAATTTTGAGTTTTTGAAGCCTAAGTAGCCAAAGCATGTGACTAAAATCCATTTTAACGCTGTCTGACGCATATCGTACGCTTGTTTTAGCTCTTTGTCGCCTGTTTCGTCTCTTAGGCGTTTGTAATGCAGTCGTTTGGTTAAGGCTAAATTGACGGTTTTGGGCACTATTCCAACCCGTTTTGTACAGATATGATAATTCAGTTCTGGAATCCGTAGTGACGAATCAGGGCAGCATTTGCAAAGCACTGTTTCAGCTGAAATGTTGTTTTTGGCCATTAGGCTTGGGTACATGGAAGAGAAGTCTAATTCTCCTATCGAATCGTGTACTCCTAGGCGTGGCTCAAAAATTAAGCCTCCGCGGTCGCCAACGAGCAAGCCAAGGGCTGATTTGAAGGCTTCAGGAATCCTTTTGTTTCGGGGCACTAGGATGTCGTCTTTTATGGCTTGGTAGAGCTGCATTGAAGACATGCTTGAGCCAATAGAGAATCGTGCAGCCGTGTGCAAGGGTACTCTGCAGGTTCGTGCTATCTCAATGAAGCCTTCAAAACCGGCTTCCTTTATGATGAACGTGTTGTTTTCATCGATGTGTATTCTTCCATATAACCGCACGGTGTCTGCCCTGTAAAATGTGCGACCATACGAAAAGTAGGTGTTGCCCGCTGAAATTTTACTGTTAAAAGGCTTGTTATCTCTGCTTAAGATGAACTTGTCTAAAACGTTGTTTACGGTTGCTCTGTAGATTAAGTAGGGAAAAAGGTACGAGTCGCCAGCGTTTGTTAAGATTATGTCAGGGTCTAACTCGTTTATTGCGTAAACAAGCTGTAGCAGC